CGCTTAACAGACTAGGGTATAGTGCGTTATAAGGAATGGTTCTATATATATATATAATAGAAGAAATTTAATTATGAGTATAATTACAGTAGCAACTGCTTTAGGTAGTGCCTTACTAGGAACGGGACTAGGTGCCTTATTAACCTTTAAGCTAGGGAATAGAAAGCAGGACGAATCGGAATTTGTATCTATAGTAAATGAGTATAAAGGCTTAATGGAAGGTTATAAAATGGAAGTCGACTCTTTGAGGAAGGAAGTAGTTAACATACAACTAAACTTAAACAAAACAAACCTAAGTCTTTTAGCAAGTGATAAAGAAATTACAAATTTAAGAAATCAATTAATGATTTTTGAAAGCGCTAACGCAGACGTACCGGTTCCAATTTGGCTTAAGGACACGCAAGGCATAATGTTATTCGTTAACGAAGAATACGAAAGGTCATTACTACAACCAATAAACAAAACTTCAGAAGACTACATAGGTTTTACAGATAGCAACGTATGGAGTAAAAAAATAGCTAAACAATTCCAAGCGCACGACAAAGAAGTTATGCGAAAAAAAGTGTCGGTAGAATTTACGGAAACTTGGGAAGGAAACAACGGAATAACTTTTGAAGGCAGGGTTTTAAAATATCCTAGATTTATGGGGGGCGCTAGAAAAACAGTGATAGGTGTTGGTGGCATTATCTTAGATATTAAACAAATACAACAAAATAAACTAAATTAAGTTTTTATAATATAAAATAATAATTAATTCTAATTTTTATGAAAGAAAAAAATCTATTAACTCAAATCAAGGTTTTACTTGGTCTTGTTCAACTTGAAGCTATGAAGCTTGAAGACGGTGAGACTGTGGTGGAAGCTGAATCTTTTGAGACGGGAAACGAAATCTTTGTAGTTACGGAAGATTCTAAAGTAGCTTTACCGGAAGGTAGTTACATCTTAGAAAACGGTTCTAACTTAGAAGTAGACGCAAGTGGGGTTATTGTTTCAGTAGGAGAGCAAGCACCGGCAGAAGCACCGGCAGAAGCACCGGCAGAAGCACCGGCAGAGGTTGAAGCTAGTACAGAAGCACCGGCACAAACACCTAAAAAAATCGTTGAAAGTGTAACGAAAGAAACACATTTAGCAGAAATCAAAAAGCTAGAAGACTTATTAGCAGAAAAGGACGCAAAAATTACAGAACTTTCAGCAGAACCGGAAGCGGTAGAAGTAAAAGAAGAAGTAGAACTTGCAGAAACTAAAGCTTTAGTACATAGCGCAGAAAAGAACACTAAAAAAGAAAATCAAACATTTAAAATTAACAAATCTCAAAATACAAAAGCTAGAGTTTGGGACTCTTTATTTAACTAAAAAAAATAGATAATTATGGCAACAACTAATTCAATTACAACTACTTATGCCGGAGAGTTTCAAGGCAAGTATATTTCAACAGCGCTTTTTAGTGGTGTAACTATTGCAAACGATGGAATAGAAGTAAAATCTAATATCAAATATAAAGAGGTTATCAAGAAATTGGTAAGCGGGACGTTATTAGCAGACTCTACTTGCGACTTTACGCCTTCGTCTTCTTTAACTCAAACTGAACGTTACTTAACACCGAAAGAAATCCAAGTAAACTTAGAAATCTGTAAAGCAGACTACCAAAGTGATTGGGACGCTATCGAAATGGGTATGAGTGCGCACGACAATTTACCTAAATCTTTTTCAGACTTTTTACTTGCACACGTTGTAGAGAAAGTAGCGGAAGAAATCGAGGTTTCAATTTGGCAAGGAGACGGAACAACCGGAGAATTTGACGGATTCGTAAAATTAGCTGAAGCAGACGCAGACGTTATAGATGCAACCGGAACCGCAGTCTCTATTAGCGCTTCTAACGTTATTGATGAAATGAGAAAAGCAACGGATTTAGTACCGGATAGAATTTACGGTTCTGAAAATTTACGTATGTATGTTTCTAACAACGTTTCAAGGGCTTATGTTCAAGCTTTAGGAGGTTTTGGTGCTAACGGATTAGGTGCTAACGGTATTGAAGGAAAAGGTACTACTTGGAGAACGGACGGAAGTCTTTCTTTTGACGGAATACAGATTTTCGTAGCACAAGGGTTACCGGCTAATACGATGTTTATCGGTGAAAAAGATAATTTTTGGTTCGGTTGTGGTTTGACTTCAGACCAAAACGAAGTGAAGGTTTTAGATATGGCAGATATTGACGGTTCTAAAAATGTACGTATCGTTATGAGAATGACGGGTTGCGTAAATTACGGAATTGGTTCGGAAATCGTTTATTACAAAGCCGGAGTAGCATAGTAGAATAATAACAGACTAGAGGGTTTAACGACTCTCTAGTTTTTAATAACTTAATACATATATAAAAATGGCTTGCGATATAGGATTTGGCAGAAAAGAAGAATGCAAAGACAATGTAGGAGGTATTAAGGCGGTTTATTTTGGCAACTTTGACGGTTCAATATGGGGTACAAGTACCTTCGGAACTAATGACGAAATCAGCGCTTTAGCATCAGCTTACACGGTTTACAAATATGAACTAAAAGGGGCTAATAGCTACGAAGAAGAAAACGTAAAAGGTAATTCTACGTCTAGTTATAACCAAACCGGTACAATGTTTTTAAAGAAACAAGGGTCGGTTACTTTAAAAGAATTAAAATTATTAAGCTACGGAAGACCGCAGGCGTTAATAGAAGACCACAACGGTCTTTTTAGGTTTGCAGGAATGGAAAACGGCTTAGACGTACAAGTTAACAACTCAACGGGCGCTTCTTTAGAAGAAGATAACGGCTATAGTATTACATTTAGCGGACAAGAACGTTTTCCGGCACCTTATGTAGATGATGGAATTATAGATGACGTAGCAGGCTTCGTTATTGTAGAAGGTACAAATATTTAATTTCTTCATTCATTATATTAATTTCAAGGCTTAACTTAACGGTTAAGTCTTTTTTTTGTTTTTATAATATGATATACTACGATACTACAGAGGTTACTTTTAGGGTTTATTTTACACCTAATGTAAACGAGACTTCAGAACTTACTTCGATGACTTTTACAAGCGAGAACGAAGGAACGGTTCTTACTTATGCCGGAGTTTATTTTAAGGACTCTATAGGCGTCTATTCAGATATTACAACTTTAGACTTAGGATTAGCAGAAAACGAAGAATATATTTTTAGGGCTTATGCCGGAATTAAAGAAGTTTATAAAACTAAATTATTTTCGTCTTCTTTCGAGAACTACAGAGAATACTTAGGCGGAAGCTTTACAGAAACAGATACAACAAACGATTTTATAACACTTGATTAATATGGATTTAAAAAACAACGGTTTTATAGTTAACCTTTCGTCTTACACTTCGCCAATAATAGAAGAAAAGAAGAATAGGGACTTCGTGAGTTACGGAGAAGATAACAACTATTTTCAACATTTGATTGATAACTATGTAAACTCTACAACAAACAACGCTACTATTAACAGAATTGTTTCGATGGTTTACGGTAAAGGTTTAAGCGCTTTAGATTCTAGCAGAAAACCAAACCAATACGCAGAGTTATTATCTTTAATAAAACCTAACGATTTAAGAAGAATTATTTTCGATAGAAAGATTTTAGGATTAGGCGCTTTACAAATTCAATATAAAAGCGGAAAAGTTTTTAAAGTTTCGCATTTTCCTATGAATACTTTGAGACCGGAAAAGATGAATGAAGAAGGGGTTGTTGAAAATTGGTTATATCACCCTAATTGGCTTAAATATAAAAAATCGGATAAGTTAGAAAAACTACCTATATTTGGCAGTACGAACCAAAAAAAATCTGAAATATATATATTACGCCCTTATGTAGCAGGGTTCGAATATTTTCCACCGGTAGATTACCAAGGTTCTTTACCTTATTGTGTTTTAGAAAACGAAATAGGAGACTACTTAATTAACGACACTATAAACGGTTTTAGCGGGACGAAGGTAATAAATTTCAATAACGGAATTCCGAGAACTAAAAAAGAACAAGAAGAAATCAAAGACAATGCTTTAAGCAAAGTAACGGGCGCTAGAGGTAATAAAGTAATTGTAGCTTTTAATAAAAACAAAGAGTCCGCTACTACCGTAGAAGACATTCCATTAAATGATGCACCGGCACATTATTCTTATTTATCAGAAGAAGCAGAATCAAAAATCTTAAAAGGACACCAAGCGCCAATGTGGTTACTAGGTGCAAGCGGTGGGAATAACGGCTTAAGTTCAAACGCAGAAGAAATAAAGAACGCTATGTTGGTTTTTGACAACTTAGTTATAAAGCCCTACCAAACGGAACTAATAGAAGCGCTAGACGAAATTTTAGCAATTAACGACATTTCTTTAAAGTTATATTTTAAGACTATACAACCGTTAGAATTTGTAGATGTTGAAGGCTTAGACAAGGAAACTAAAGAAGAAGAAACGGGCGTAAAAATGGGCGCACTTTCGGACAAGTTTATAGACACAACTATTGCAGACGATTTAATAGCGCAAGCGGACCTAGACCTAGACGATTGGGAAGTAGTAGATGAAAGAGATTTAGACTATGATTTAGAAGACGATTTAGACAAACAGATAGAAATACTTAACTCACAAAAGAAAAGTCCTTCTATGCTATCTAAAATAGTTCAGCTAGTGTCTACGGGAGTAGCTAAACCGTCTGTGAAATCAGAACAAGATAAAAAAGTAGGAGAAACTTATTTTAAAGTAAGATACAAGTACTTCGGCAACAAAAGTCCGGAAAGAATGTTTTGTAAGAAAATGATGTCAGCAGAAAAGCTTTATAGAAAAGAAGACATTATAAAAATGGAGACTAAAATAGTTAATGCAGGGTTCGGGGAATTCGGGGCTAATAAGTATTCTATTTGGTTATTTAAAGGTGGCGCACGTTGTAAGCATTCTTGGAGAAGGGTGACAATG